TGCCCGGTCAGGCCGAACGTGCCACTTTCTGCTGCGAACGCATAGCTGCGCTGCAACGTGGCGCCGTTGCTCGCCAGCGTGAAGGTGCCAGTTTCAGCTACCAGCCGATCGGTATCAGCTAGACCGGCTGGGTTGCCGGTCAGCGTGAACTGCCCAGCCGTGGCATCAAGGTGATGGCCAACGCTGAGGGTTGGCGATCCGCCGTTGAGGGCAAAAGTTCCAACGTCAGCCGCGAGGACTTTTGGTGCCGCGGATTTACTGAGCGTGGCGTCGTTGCCGGTCAGCGCAAACTGGCCGCGCTCGCCTGTGATGCGAACGTTGTGCCGCGCATCCGCCGGGTTGCCTGTCAGCGTGAAGCCGCCGACCCCAGCCTCAATGTCCGGGTTGTGGCGCAGGTCCGCCGGGTTGCCGGTCAGCGTGAAGGCGCCGGTCTCGGCGGTGATCTCCTTGGGGCTGGCCTTAGTCAGCGTGGCGTCGTTGCCCGTCAGCGTGAAGCTGCCGACGGTCTGGGGCAGCGTCCGCGGCACCAGCTCGCGGATGGCCAGATGCACCGCGGCGCGGTCATCTGTGCCGCCGCTGAAGCCGACGTTGCGGGCACCCTGACCGGCAGTGGTTTCGCGCACCAGCGCAGAACCGTAGTTGCCGATATCAATGCTGTTCAGCAGCGTGCTGCCGGTGCCAGCAGTTGGTGGTGCGTTTAGACCCGAATAAGTGCCCGCATAACGAAGGCTGTTGACGCCAGGCGATGTGTCATTAACGCTCTGGACCGTCAGCGTGCCATCGCCCTGTAGCAGGACAATGGTTGCCTCGGGAACGGCAGTGTCTGCGCCAGCGGTGACGGTGGCCGCCGCCGCATACATCACCGTCGCATTGTTGGTGCGGTTGACGGTGATCGTCTGGTTGCCAGTACCTAACCCACTGCCAAGAAAAAAAGTATCAAGCCGGCCTGCTTCACCAGCGCCGTCCTGCGCTAAACCACCCGTCAGCCGCGTTAATGCAACGCCGCCATAGGTGACGCTGGTGATTAGGTTTGCAACACTGGCGTAAGTCGAGACAAAGACAACCACGCCCTGAGGCGTGCCCGTCTGCGTGTGCGTCCAACTGAACGCGGCCTGTGCTGATGAGCCTGTTGCCCCTGTGTGGGACTCAGAGGCAGCACTATGGGCGACAGCCATGGCCCTGCCTCCGTGTCAGTTATCAGGCCAGGGTCAGGATGCCAGCAGCGTCCCAGGTGATCGTGAAGGTCTCGCCGTTCAGCAGATCAACAGCAGCGCCGTAGTCATACCAGCCGATCAGCTCGTCGTTGGTAGCACTGTTGTTGTAGAGCACTACATAGCGGAAGGTGGGCACGGTGCCCGTGGCTGTGAGCACCAGATCGTTCGCGTCCAGCTTGTAGCTGCCACTGGTCTGCGCCGAGGTCACGCCGGTCAGATCACGGCCAGTCGTGGTGCCGTTCTGAATATTGGTGTAGGCGATCTGGGTAATGTTCGCCAGAACAGTGTTGGTGTTTACCGGCAGCGTGTTGGTCAGCGCCACTGTCAGGGTGTCGGCGCCGAGGTTGTGCACCTTCTCGGCCAGCGCCTCCACGAATGAGTTGAACTTGTTGAAGGTGGCCATGAATTGGGGGCTCCTCTGTTGGGGTCAGTCTAGGTCAGAACGCTACAGACAGATTGAACTCATCCACGGTCCCGCTGACCGCAGTGATGTCGACCCACACCCACCGATCGGCAGGAATGGGCTGATTCTGCAGCGTGGCGGTGTCGCCCGTGGTCGTGTTGGTGACGGTGTCGCTGACCGTGGCCAGCGTGCCGGCCGTGGTGCGGTCGCTGGCGTAGCGCAGCTCGTAAGTCACAGAACCGCCCGATACCAGTCCAACCACGCTGGCCAGCGTTGTCGCGCGTGAGGTGCGAAACAGCGTAAAGCTGTCACCCGCCAAAGGCCCAGCAATCGTGACACTGCGAGGAGCAGACCCGTTCACCGGGGGCTTGTGCTCCCAGCGGTTGGCTGCGTCGACCCAGGTCAGCACGTCGCCGTCATGGGCATCGGACACCTCAACGTCGTGGCAATCCTTGATGAACTGACCGGTGGCTGCTCGAACGAAAATGACGCCGTTATTCCCGCTTCTGATCACAGCCGCTACTGGCAGCTTTAGGTTCGGCCCATCCGGCTCGACCGTCACGAAGCCGCCGGGATTGACCGGATCGCAATAGAGGATCGAGTCCGTCGGATAGGCGCTGGTGTTGATGCCGCGCACCTTGCCAAAGGTGGTGACGAAGCCATCCTGACCAGCTGGCACCGTCTCGGTCATCACGCCGAGAAACACATGCCCAGGCAGCGTGCCGTTGGCGATCATCGGCGCCACCTTCAGCTGCCCGCTAGCGCCATAGGTGCCGGCATACATCACGCCGGTGCCCTCGATGATCGTGTTGGCCGTGTCGTTGTGAACCAAAAAACTCATCTCCTGGCCGACCTGCAGCACCGTCCCGCCGCCCTTGGCAATGTCCAGCGTTTGGTCGTCTGCGTTCCAAGCCAGCTCGCCAGCAGCGTCAGCATTGCCGCCGGTCGTCAGCAGCTGGATCGACTGCAGGATCGGGTTGCGGTTCAGTGGCGCATACTCCAGTTGGCTCCACGTCGCGCTGCCGTTGCCGATCTTTGCCTGCTTGGTGTCGCTCTCATAGCCCAGTTCGCCGGAAGCCAGCACCGGATTGGCGGCCGTCCAGTTTGCAGCCGTGTCACGCCTGAGCTTGATCCGCTGCCGCGTCGTGGCCATCAGGCGCCTCCGCCGTCAATCTCGTTGGTATCCACCCATTCTGTTCCGTCGTTCACCAGTAGGTCGCCCTGCTGGGCGTTCGTGATGTTCACATCAGTCAGATCAGCCAGGCCAAACTCGCGCGGATCCTGACCGGCAGCCACGCTCTCAGGCGCTAGGCGCGTCAGCATCAGCTCAGTGAACTGCCCGTCGTCGATCTTCATCGCTTCGCGGACCTGATAATTCACCCCATCGGCCGTGACGGCAGCGCCATAGATCAGGCCGCCAAATTCAGACGTCCGCACCGTCAGCCGGTAGTCGGTCGTCAGCACCATGCCGTCCGCCACGATCTGGCTCGGCATGTCGAGGATCCCCATGCCAGAAACGGCGCCACTGGTGACAGTGACGCCGAAATCGGCCAGAAACATTGACAGGTCTTCTGTCAGAGCCACTGCGCACTTCCAAGGAGAAAGCCCCCGCCCGTCGCCGAGCAGGGGCAGTGATCACGATCAGCCGTACTTCTTCACGCCCACGCCGTTCACCGAGAAGGTGAAGGAGGGGGTGCCGCCGCCGATGGTGTAGGTCACACGCACATAGCGCTTGGCGGAATCCTTCACGACCACCAGCTTCTGTTGGGAAGCAGTCGTGGTGACCTGCGTGAAGGCGGCACCGGTGATAGCGGTGTAGCCGCTGCCAAGGGAGTCAGACTCCTCGACGGTCACAGCCAGGGTGGGGGTGGTGCCGGTGCCGGCAGCAGAGTCAAGCAGCAGCACGACGTCGCCGTCGTAGGTCTGCATGTCGAGGCCGGTGCCGCTACCGGTGGAGGTGCGAGCAGCAGTGGGGTGGAAGCTCAGAGCCTCGAGCTTGTCGAGGGCTTGCTGAAGAATGGCCATGGATCAGTCCTCCTCGGACGTTGTGGTGGTAGTGGTCTTGCGAGACCGCTTCGGAGCCTCAGGCTCGGGCTGCGGTTCAGGCTCAACTGCAATCTGAGCCTTGTTCATGCCAATCAGCAGATTGGCGTCGGCCACGCTGACCTCAACGAAGGAGCCGGCGCTAACCGACTCCCCCGAGATCATGACCGAGCGCAGAATCTCGATCCTCATGGCGATCAGGTGCCGAAGCAGAAGGCGCCGGGCTGCTTCACAGCAAAGTCAACATCCTGCAGAGCAATGATGCGAACAGTGCCAGAGGTGCTGCCAGCGTAGGGATCCACGGTCAGATCCAGGCCGCTCCAGAGACCCACCACGAACTGCGAGAAGTCACCAAACAGGCAGTCGTTGTTGGCCAGCTGGTTGGAGACGATCACGGGATAGCCGTTGATCTCGTCGTTCTCGTAGACGAACTTGGCCTCGGTGCCAGAAACGCTGGTGCCTTTCAGGGCGCCACGGGCGGCAGCGTTGATGATGTAGCGCATGGCGCCAGCATCAGCGTTAGCAGCAGCCACATCGGTCTCCATGCCGATGTACTCAAGGAAGGTGCCGTAGGTGGTGATCGTCTGAGCACCGATGCCGGTGGTGTTCACCAGGCCCAGAGGCTGGTTGGAAGAACCGGCGCCGTAGATGGCGGCACGATCGAGCTCAAGGCCGATCACACGAGCCAGATCGTTGCGGATCATGGCCTCGACGTCGATCGAGGACTGGAGCAGCAGACGACGGCTGTAGTCAACGAATGCACCCACAGTCTTGGGGGTCATGTTGACCTGATCGATGGCCTGCTGGCTCTCGGTCGGGCTGCCGCCTTCACCCACCCAGTAGGCGGTAGCAGCGGAGCTCTGGCGGGGGATGCTGATGTTGCCCTGCAGGCCGCTCAGCAAGGTGACGCCAGCCTGCATCATCGCCATGCGATTACGCAGCAGGTCGATGAAGCTGCCAGTCAGCAGTTCGCTAGCCACCAGGTTGCCGCCAGCGGTGCTGCTGCCTACCACGAGGTCACGACGCAGCACTTCGTTCGGGATCACGATCCCGTTGGAAGAACGCTCGTACTTCTTGGCAGCGGCCTCGCCCACCTCGATCTCAAACGCGGCAGCCTGGCGGGCCTTGGCGTCAGCGGGATTGACGAGGAAGTTCAGGGCGCGAACGAAGGAGAACTCACGGGTTTCCTTCTCGGTCAGGCCAAGGTCGTTGGCCTTTTCGTCAGCGATGCGGTGTTCCACTTTGGAGCTGCGGGTGTCGAGTTTTTCGAGGACAGCGGCGCGAGCCTCGTCCACGGAACGGCCGCCATCGATGAGCTCGCGGGCGAGCTCCTGGAGACCATGCTTTTCGCCAAGGGCGTTGATGGTGGCGATACGGCTACGCTCGGCCTCGGCGGCCTTGGACCGGATCACCTCCACGTCAGGGGTGTTTTCCATGTGAACCTCAGGTTCAGGTTGAGGGGTTGGTGATGCGGCGGGGGCCGCAGAGTCGGTCGCAAGCGACCGGCCTACACCCACAGTGGGGTCTGCCGGGATGCTAACAACCGAAACTTCATACGGACTCCATTGAGTCGCGACGAAGTTTTCGCCTCGCTCTTCCATCTTGTTAATGGCATAGCCAAAGCTGACACCCCGAAGGACGCCATCTTTGACATCAGCCATCACCTCCTTGGCAAAGCTATTACGAGAGAAACGCACTTTCACGTAGCCACGCTTCTTACTGCCATCGATCCACGCACGCTCGACGACACCAACAACCTTGTCAGGATTGTGGTTGAAGAGCAGCGGCGCACCGTCGTTGAGACGAGCCAGATCAGCAGCTTCCCTGTCATGACTCAGCACTTCGTTTCCGAAGTACCGGGCCACGGGATACTCAGAGCTGAAGGGGAACTCAAAGCTCCGATCCTCCAGCTCCGAGAACGAGGTGACTTCGGTGCGGGTGTAGTTGCCTTCCAGCTTGCGGTCGCCACCTTCGGCCATTTCCTCGGCGTCGGTCTCTGCCTCGGGATCCTCGCCCTGCAGGACTTCCATGGTGTCCTCCACCACTTCCATCATGTGCTCGGCCACAATCTGAGCAACAGCGTCGCCTACAGCAGCAACTTGCTCCTCGGATAGATCAGCCAGGGCGCGATCCACTTCAGGTGTTTGGATTTCGTCCATCAGTTAAGCGTTCCCTCTGGGCGCTCGGATTGAACTTCATCTACATTACTCACCTTCTTGCGACGCGAATTCCGGGCGCGACGAGGAGCTGCTTGGGGGGCAGCAGGCTCCCCGTCGCTTGCCGACTCGCTGCTGGGAGGATCCACAGCTGCCGGCAATTCAGGATTGATGTCGGCGTCCAGTGTGACACCCAGCTCCTCAGCCAGCTTCTTCTCGCGCGCTAGCTGCTGCAGGTTCTCGTCCAGATCGCCGCCGAGCTCAGCCACGATCTGAGCCTTGGTCTTGTAACCGGCCGCCTCCATCTCGCGGTAAGCCTTCACTTCCTTGAGCGGATCCACCCAGCTCCAGCCGCGAGCCATCCAGCGTGGGCTGTCATAGCGGTCCGGCCGCAGCTCGTAGTCGGGCAGGGCCAGCTCACCACTGAGCACCGCCACATCAAGCCACTCGCGGAACACACGCGTGTGGAAATTCTCGATCAGGTAGGTCTGCACCACCTTCCAGTGGTCGCGATCCTCGAGCAGCGAAAGCCGGCTGCTGGAATAGTTCGTTTCGCTAAAATCGCGCGACAGAGTCTCGTAGCTGCAGCCAAAGCCGGCGGCGATGCGCCGCGTCTTGGCGCGGACAAACATCTCGTACTGCTGGTCCGGCGATGACAGGTTCGGGATCGTGACCTGCTGGCCCGGATCCAGATACTTGAACACCCCAGGCTCAAACTCCGAAATCCGCTGACCGTCCTCGACGTCGTCGGCCTCAAGCTCGCCCTCAGGTGACGTGATGAAACCCATCAGGCTGGCGCCAGAGCGGGCGCGCACCACTGCGGCCTCTTCGTAACCGGCCAGCTGGTGGGCATCGCTGATCACCGGCGCGAACCAGGGCACACCACGGTGCTGATTCGGGCGCTCGGGGATGAACAGGTGGATGACGTCCTTCGCCGGCAGGAAGACATGCTTCACGCTGGCCCGGTCCGGCGTCCCCTGGAACCAATAATCACCAGGGTGCCGCGTCAGGAACGCATACTGCACCGGGCGGCCATACGGATCGATCTCGACGCCCATGCGCCATTCGTTGCCCTTGGCGCTCACTGCGCCGTTGTATTCATCGTCGAGCAGGTCGCTCTCAATGATCTCCAGCGCCATCGGCACCTTGCTGCCGCCGAATGGACGCCGGTGGATTCGGAACACCACCTCGCCGCTCTCGGGCAGGGCGCCGGCAGCCAGCCACTCAAACATGTAAAAGCTGTTCCGGCCGGCGACGTCACAGAACTCCTTGCGGCACCACTGCGTCCACAGACCCTCGATCGCAGCATTCAGCCGATCGTCACGCTTGTTGCCGCGCAGCGCACGCACCTGCGCCTGCATCTTGATGCCCTGGCCGACAACGTTGATCTGCGTCGTCCGCTTCGCCTGCCGCGCATACGGGTTGTCCCGCACCATCTGGCGGCTGCGGTCCCGCAGCTTCCGCAGGCTGGTCTTGATCTCGGCGTCAGCACTGGTGCCGTTCGCGATCCAGTCGCTGGTGAGGCGATTGATGATCGCGCCCGCATAGGTGCGACGACGGCGCCGGGCCGGCTCCGGCTGCTGCTTCGCCCCGAATCCAAGGGCAGTCAATACTCGTGTACGGAGTCCCATCAGCGGCCGAACCTCACAAACAGGTTATGTGGATTGCCGAGGCCGTTCGCGATCATCGCCGCTTTGTTCTCGCGAGCAACATCGGCTTTCAGCTTGCTCTCAAGTGCCAGCAGATCGGCCAGCTCGTAGCGCTTCAAGCTGCGGGTGCCGATGCGGTACTCCTGAACAGCACCGCCGCTCATCAGCGAGCGGATAGCGGCCTGGCATGCCTCAAGATCTTTCTGCGCCTGGCTGCGGCCGTCGAACGCACCGGGTGAACCGGCGTAGCTCAGCGACGGTTCGACCGTCAGCTGGCCGGTGCCCAGTGTGGTCTTGGCGCCGCCGACCGTCGCGGTGGCGACCGCCTGCCAGTACCAGGTGCCGGCGTCGAATGCGGCCGAGGTGCCGGAAC